CAACATCCTGCGGAAGAATCCCACGCTTCTTGCAGGCTTCCTTTACTTGACGAACAATCTGATATGTTCGTGGCACGGCCTTATTGGTTGCGTCATCGTTAAGGTGTAGTGCCTCCCCAAGTTCGCACACATACTGCCCTGTCTGATCATACCCTACTTTTCCAGTATACAAGATAGTGCGGTCACCACCGTTGGTAAATGCAGGGTCAAGTCCGGCAACAGGTATCGGTTTGCCTGCCCAATCTACCGCGTTCATCGCCCCAGACCTACTTAGTTCTGCTTCGGAGTAGATGCCCTCAGTCTCGTCGCTATCAAAGAAGATAGCCCTTACCATCCGCATGTAGCCACGCGACTCAGCACCTAAGAGTGACCTATCTTCTGATAGTTTGTCTTCAGTCGGGAGCCAAGGATACTTTACTTCTCCTAGTAGTATATTGGGGCTGCGCTCACCATCGAAACGAACATATGTGCCTCCCCATTTAGTTACCCATCTGTCATCGGTGTCTGGGTTTATTGAAGACCAACCATTAAGAGGCTCACTCCACACCCCAAAAGCGTCGAAACGAGAATTGGGGTTACTCATTCCGATTAGCTGGAAAGACGGGTTCTTGGACAAGTTCGATAGTCCGGCGTGGAGGATTTTTTCGGAGAGGTCGCTGAGTTCATCGCCCACCAGAATTACGGATTTTTGTTTAATTCCAATAAATTTGGATAACGCGTCCTTTGCGTTTGCGCTGGCAATTAGAGATAGCCCTGCTCGTTCGATTAGATTCCCGTTCTCATTGATGTATGCTACGTTTCCTATGCTGTCCCGCACCTTCATCGGCGCACCCTCTACAACGGTCAGCAGAGAAATAATTGACCCCCAAATACGTTTCCTTGCTTCACGGAGGGTTGTTGACGTTATCAATACCAGGGTATCACGGGGTGCAGATAACCAATTAACGATAGCCCAAGCAGCCATCGTGTGGGACTTGCCACTATTAGCAGCCCCTCCAATAGCGACATATTTATTTTCGATTACGGCACGAATCATCTCTTCCGCCCAAGGATGTCGAACCATCATGTGTTCCGGTAAATCATCACGATTCCAGAATTCATCACATAGTCGCCAGAAATAGTATTCTTTTGCTTTTTTGTTTTTGTTCTTTGCAAAGCCGTAAAGCAGCGCGGTAACCGTATTAGTTACCGGTATCTTGAGACCACCGACTTCCATCTCTTTGGTGTCGGGATTGATACGAGGTTCATATGCGCGGAGCTTACGTTTCATATAACTTGAATAAGTATTAGAATAATAGTATTATTAAGTGGTTTGTCGAAGGTTTCTAAAAAAGAAGAATTACTGCAACGGGCAATCGCCCTATATAAGCAGGACTATAAACTGGTTAGCATCAGCAGGGAACTGGATGTTCACACATCTACGCTTCGCCGCTGGTTGCGTAACGCAGGTTACGGAGCTAAGAAAAATCCGCACGGAGCCAACCCCGTTACTGAAGAGAAGAAGGAAGACGATCCACTACAGGACGCTCTAGTCGAGAAGCTCGACGAAGCCGTTAAAGAGGAAACGCAACTTGAAGCACATGATGCCAGGGTAGCAGAAGACAAGGATTTGCTTGATGTAGCACAGGCGCAGGCTTCGCCAGGGGAAAAATATCAGTCCTATGTGGCTGCTACAGCCGTCAAGCTAATGCGGGATTCTGTTAAGAACCTGCGTGGCCCCCGCACTATTAAGGAGTTGTCAGAACTCGACCAAATTATTCGACGCAACTTGGGTCTAGATAACCGAGGAGGCTCTGGCAAAGTTCAGATAGATATATCGATCCTAAATAACACCAAGGCAGACAAAGGAAAAGGGGCAGTCGATATCGACTCAAAAAAGGTAATTGATGTAGAACCACTTGAAGACAAGTAAACCACCATGTCAGAATCTGCCGATGCTTATGAGGAGCCGGAAAGCGTATTGCTTTTATACTCAGGACTACAAGACGCATTTATAGGGTCAGTAGAAACCTACGGCAAGCCACCAGTTGCCTGTTATTCCAAGAAGGTAACCATTGAAGTTCTTCAAAAGGACTATGGGCTGAGTGAGGACGAGGCTTACAGGAGATATGAATACGAATATCTTCAATCAGACTACGGAGAGGCAACTCCTGTTTTTCTAGACGATACACCGATAAAAGATGTTTCCTGACCGAATACTTGTTTCAAACCCAAAAGTTCTTATTAGGGTCGAGCTTCCGCCATCGGACTTCAAGTTTGTTGTAGAAGTGCAGCTAGGAGACTTCTATTTAGTAATCCCTGCGGTTGCTAAAGAAGTGTATTACTTGCAGATGCTTGGTAAAAACATCGATGTATTTTTACCTACTGAAGGCGAGGGTCTATTAGTTCGCAGGAAAGCACTGAACTTCGCATGATCATAGGCATTGATAACGGGCTAACGGGTGGTTTGGTAGCCATATCAGAACACACAGGAGCAGTTATCGACAAGACAGTAATGCCGACCATACACCGTCTAAAAAAACGGGAGGTGGACACAAGGAAAGTATATGATTGGATTACTGAGCTTAACTCGCCCTTTATATTTGCAATAGAGGAACCACTGCATCATGCACGTTCTTCGCAGGCGGTAAGGTCGATGGCGATTTCTTTTGGTAAACTGTTGGGGCTTGCGGAAAGTCGCCAGTGGGACTCTCGTTGCGTGAGCGTCCACAAGTGGCAAAAGGTCATGCTTGGTAGCACACCTAAAGGGAAGACAAAGGAAGTAGCTTTGGCTGTAGCTAACGAGCTTGCCCCTGAAGAGTGCTGGCTGAAGAGTAAAAGGGCGACCAAACCGCATGACGGTATGGTTGATGCTTTTTTGATCGCCAGATTCATAAGGGGAAAATAGTTCTGGACAAGAACTTGACTGTCGTTTAAAGTCGCCTCCAAATGAAAGCACTGTTTCCTAGACAAAAGGGGACTTGGGCGTTTTTTGTAGAAAAACTAGCCGAAGGAACCAGCACAATTGATACCTCTAGCGTTGGCACTGGCAAGACTGTCGTTGCTGCCGCAATAGCAGAAACCCTTGGATGTCCCGTTGCGGTAATATGTCCGAAAGCCGTTATTCCCGCTTGGGAGCGTGAACTAAAAGAGTTTGGAGTGAAGCCTATATTTGTTCTCAACTACGAGAAAATACGCACAGGCAACACCCCGCACATGAACAAACGGGGCAAGATGATTATGGCGTGGAACATGCCAAAAGACACTATTGTATTCGTTGACGAGATTCACAAGTGCAAAGGCCCATACACACAAAACTGCCAACTGATCATCTCACTCGTCCAGCAGGGCTACCGTATACACGGCATGAGCGCAACAGCCTGCGAGAACCCAACAGAGATGCGCTCAATAGGTTTTATGCTTGGTCTGCATGGGCTGAACAAAACAGGTAATGGTAAGAGTTCTTGGTATCGCTGGATGGCAGAGAACGGGTGCGCTCAAGATCGGTGGAAACAGTGGAGACTGCTGAGTCGCGCTAAACTGTCTGATGTTAAAGATTCTATCTACGGTATAACCGGAAAGAAGCTGACGGTGGAAGACTTCCCCGATAGCTTTAGAGCAAACAGGGTTTTTGTAGAACCTGTCCAGTTCGGTGGGGCGAAGAAGATTATCAAGGCATACGACGAACTGGGCATCACACCCGCTATCGTCCAAGAGTATATCGAAAATGGAACTGTAACAGACAATGAGCATGTATTAGTCAACTTGTTGAGAGCTAGACAACTTGCTGAGTCCTTCAAAACGCCAGACATTGCAGAAATGGCGGAAGACCTAGTCGGCCAGGGCAACTCTGTCGTGATGTTTGTTAACTTTAGAGAGACCGTGGAAGCCCTGTGCGAGAAGCTACATAAGTGCTACCGGATCGAAGGAGGACAATCAGCAAAGGAGAGGCAACAGGTTGTAGACGCTTTCCAAAATGATGACATACACCTCCTGGCTGTGAACATTGCGGCAGGTGGGACGGGGCTTTCCCTCCACGACATCAACGGCAAGAGACCCCGTATTTCCCTTATAAGCCCGTCCTTCTCTGCCAAGGATCACTTGCAGACACTGGGACGTATCCACCGCAACGGAGCTAAGTCTGATGCCGTACAGAAGATTCTGGTCGCTGCTGATTCCATTGAGGAAGCAGTGATGAAGTCAATAAACCGTAAGCTGAAAAATCTGGAGGCATTGCATGGCTAATGTCAGAGACATACTGGAGCCACTCGCACCAAGGACTCAACGTCACCACTTGGTTGAGTGTATAACAACCGAGGAAAGCCCACTCAGACTAACCGTTTTCGATGAGGAAAAACACGACTTTATGCTCGCCCAATTTGGAGCGGCTTGTAATGTGCTGCCATCAAGCGTCCCACAAAGGTTGAGCTACCGTAAGTTTCGTAAAGGATAATCACCCAAAAACAATAACAACCAAACCCATGATTGAAGAAACAATACATACTGCGCTAACAAGACCGTATAATAAAAGCCCTAGAAGAGATGGTCACTGGCCTTCTTTTGAAACGAGAACCCGTAAATGTATTATCGAGGAATACAGTGAGAATACCACATGTAGCGATATTATAACCGTGTTCTCCGCCATACTTGAAGACATTGAAGAAATAAAAGAAGGAGTCTTTAAGCAAGAAAAAGATTCAGACAAAGTCGTCTACTTTGTTGAGGACGGTAAAGCAGTACAAAAGGAATCAAGATTCCATACACAATCAGTATTATACTGGAAGCTCTGTGACTTTGTCACCAATCTTAAACTCTTGCTTGTTGAAGATAAAACTAAAAGAGGTAACTCAGAAGAGCAGCAGCACGTTCAGTTTCTTGTAGGTAACATCGAAGAACTTATGGTGCGATTGCACTCAATTAGAGAAAGCATACGCCAGAGTGACATACACGCAGGCTGCATCGATGATGAGAATTCCTACAGTGACCTATACTGGCTTGTGAATGATATTATCGCAGACTTGGATGATCGGTTTGAAATGCAAATATACCTGGCGATGCACTCAAGACTCAACCGATAAGCCCAAACAATTAGGCTTCAGGACTAGAGCCGTAAGAGAACTACGGACACAGTTAATATTCTGGCATTGAACACCTGAAGCCTGCCTATTTAAAATGATTAACCAACCAGATCACACCAGCAGAGACCACGCGGAGTTCTCACCCTCCAGCCTCAAGTATGTAGCCGCCTGTTCTGGTTACAACGGGCGTTCTGGGACGAGTGCTGCCGCCGAGAAGGGAACCAGGATACATGAGGCTTTGGAAGTTCGTGACCCTTCCGCGCTCCATGACGAGGAGGAGGTTGAGATATACGAGGAGACCTGTCGCATGGAGGACAACTTCCTGGCATCCATAATCGGAGACGCAGAGAACAAGGAATACCATGAGATTCAGGTCGATGTGGAACTGGAAGGCACAAGCACATGGGGAACCTGTGACCGGCTTACCACGTTCGGGGACGCGGCAATCATGGGCGACTACAAGACAGGTATCAGCATCATCGACGAACCGGAGAAGAACTGGCAGGCGAAGACATATACAATCGGTGCTTTTCAGAAGTTTCCTGACATAAAGAAGATCATCTTCGTATTCTATATCCCTGTCCGTGGGGAAGTCCTGCACGGAGAGTTTAAGCGTAAAGACTTGCCCAAGCTGATTACAGAAGTATCTGATGTTATTAAGGCAGGTGAGAAGATACGCCCCCTTTGGGAAGAAGGCGCACCTGAACTAGGTGATCTATCGCCTAACGTGAACTGCCGATTCTGTGCATATGAGGACAAATGCCCCGCGCTGGGTGCTATTGCATTTGAGGTAGCCAAGAGGGTATCAGAAAATACCCTACCGGATGTGGACATCTCTGACCCTGACAATCCTGAGACACTGGAGCAACTGTGGCCTATCGCAAAGATCGTGACCAACTGGGCTACGCGCATTAGGGCGAAGGCTGTAGCGATGGCCAGGGACGGTGCGGAATTCCCATCTTTGCGACTACGCTCTATGGGTGCGTCTCGAAAGTGCAATAACAACACGCAACTGCTAGATATTGCATCGCAATTTAACCTGCCCCAAGAAGAAATAATTAAATTAGCAAACTTTCCCTTGAAAAAAGTAGCTGATGCTGTAGGTAATGCAGCCCCAGATGGGGAAAAGGGTCGTATGGCTCAAGAATTTATGGATGCTGCTGAAGCAGCAGAAATAATAGACACATCAGACACGCGTTATACGCTGACCTGATTCATTCAAAACACTAAAATAAATAAAATAACAAGTGCCTAAAACAAAGGAAAAAGAAGAAATCGTCGAAGTGAACACTGGAGTAGCCGCTCCAGTAGAAAGTAATCTTGAGTTTAAGATTGAGCCTTCCGACATCAACATCCCTTACTTCGCCATTAAATCAGCATTGTCTCAATATGATGCAGGTGAACTAGGGGACTTAGTAGTAGACAAAACACATGTCATCGCAAAAGGCGGTGAGCCTATTGAGATCAGCATCATTAAGATGATCAAAGGATGGGAAGAGGACGTTAAGTTTGGCAACCCAAAGGAGCGTGTATACTCTCTAGAGGCGCGTGACGAACTAGCATCCCGTTCTCCAAACGACTTGAAAGAGTTTGCTGAGATTACAATCGCTGTTGAAAAACCAGAAGATGGGGATGATGCGGCATACCCGTTCCCAATTGGAGACAAGTTCTACACCATCGGTGTGCTGACTGTAAAAAACTATGCGCTTGTTAATACTTATAAGCGCGTATGCACCCTGGCTGCATTCAACCCGAAAATGGCGTTGGGAGACAAGAAGTGGAAGCTGACTGTTAATCACGTTCAAGGCAAGAACAACGATTGGTGGCAACCAGAACTGGCTGTCACTCAGGAAGACTCTCCGCAGGCTATTACTGACTTCGTTGCATCATTTAACTCGTAGGACATATGGCTACTTCAGAAGAAGAAATTGAAGTCATCGAAGGTGAACAAGCCCTAGCTGAACAGCTTATAGGTGAAGTTACCGAGAAGATTGAGGAACTGGGGAAACAGAGGGAGCGTTTGGTCGTTCTTTCTACCGTGTTCACTAGGTCTTTGAAAGACCTTCGGGATAATCCGGTGCAAACTGCACTGGATATTGAAAGCGAGAAGTAATTCAAATCCACGGCGTAACAGGGCTTTATCGTTTTGTCCCTAAGTCGCCTGCCGCTCCAGCGGCACTGAGGTCTTACGCTTTCTTCCTCAGTGTCGTTGGGGCATTTTTATGGCTATAATTATGGTTGAGAGACACCCGATAGACAGAAGCACTTACGCGGTAGACTTTGAAACCTACTACGATAAAAACTGTTCCATTAAGACGTTAGGAACTTTAGGTTACTTCTCCCACCCCGATTTTGATGCTTACATGGTGTCTGTAGTAGGGGACGAAGGCACTAATTTTGTTGGCGATCCGAAAGTTTTTGATTGGTCACTACTCAACGGACATACAGTTCTTTCACACAACGCTTCATTTGATGAGACTCTTTACTTGTTCGGTGTAACTAAAGGGTGGTGGCCGGAATTAAATCCGGCTGAGTGGCACTGCACGGCAGACTTAGCCGCTTTCTGTGGTCTGCCTCGATCCCTTAAAGGGGCAACCAGTGAGTTATTTGATCTGGAAGTTTCCAAGGAGACTCGTAACAACATGTTAGGCAAGCGGTGGGAGGATATGACTACAGAGTTTAAACAGGAGGTCAGCGACTATGCATTAAAAGACTCAGAACTTTGTTTGAAACTTTGGCAGGAACTAAAGCACAAATGGCCGCAACAGGAACGAGACATAAGTAGTATTAACAGGAAGTGCATACAAAGAGGAATACCAATTGACATAAAACTCCTGAAGCAACAGCAAGAAAATGTATCGCAACGATTGTTTGAAGCAGAAAATTGCATACCCTGGATAGGAGAATTTCCACCGTTGTCACGTAAGGCTTTTAATGAAGAATGCCGTAAAATAGGCATTGAACCTCCTGCAAGCCTAGCTCTATCCAGTGAAGAGGCGAATGAGTGGATATGCTTACATGGCAAAGAATACCCTTGGATTGAGGCTGTCCGCGACTACAGACGTATCAATGCATTAAAACGTAAACTGGAGTCCTTCGATTACGCCACAATGTCAGATGACCGCTATTATGGCGGATTAATGTATATGGGGGCGCATACTGGACGCTTTAGTGGTAGTGGGGGAAATTTAAATTTGCAAAATTTGCCAAGGGGAGAAATGTTCGGGGCTAATCTTAGACATCTCGTTAGTCCTAAAGAGGGCAAGAAGCTAATAGTAGCTGACCTTTCCCAAATTGAAGTTCGTACATTGTGTTGGTTGGCTGAAGACCACACCACTCTAGAAGAGATTAAGAAGTCAGATGACATCTACGAGGCGTTCGCAGTTCGTTTCGGTAAATGGGATTATGGCAAAGGCGCACTCAAAGATGAAGACCCTAAGTTGCGCCACATGGTAAAGACAATGGTTCTTGGGTGCGGGTATGGGGCTTCAGCAAAGAAGTTTGCCATGATATCCGGCATGTCTTTAATGGAAGCTCAGTCTGCTGTGAACTTATATAGGCATAAATTACAAAAAGTTGTGGGTCTGTGGAACAAACTACAACGCGATATGCACATAGCATACGCGCAAAACAAAGAGTTTAAATTGAAACTGCCATCCGGTAGGACGTTAAATTACGGAAAAATAACTACCGCTTTACAAGGAGGTAGGCGTAACTACATAGCTATGCTTACCAAAGGGTCGAAGAAGATACCAATCCGATTGTGGGGTGGGCTGTTGGCTGAGAACATTTCACAAGCATTGGCGCGAGACATATTCGCAGACATGCTATTAAACATCGACGCGAAAGACATAAACGTCATCTTCCATGTGCATGACGAGTTTGTGATCGAAGCAGAAGAATCAGAGGCAGATAACGTCCTGAAACAAGTAATAGAAAGCATGTCAGAAGCTCCTGGCTGGATACCAGATATCCCACTGGCAGCGGAAGGCAAAATACTAGAGAGATACGAAAAATGAGATACCGGTTCATCAAAAACCTTAAAGAAACAAAAACGACCAAGGCAGATTCCCTTTACTCCAAGAAAGTTAGTAAACCGAAGTTTGCGTCAAAGGCTAAGTATAGAGAGTGGTGCGCTCAGACCACAACAGACCATGTATTCTATAGCCTGTGCGAAGGCGATAATCCTAATGTCCGTATTAGTAACGATAACCCAGTTAACGCGGTCAACGGATTTGCAGCCGACTATGACGCACCTGTGGATTGGGATGTAGTTGATAAACTGATACAGACTCAGTGTAAGGAGTATCTCCCTACTTGGAGAACGCGCACACAATCAGGGTATATACGTTTGGTGTGGGTGTTTGAAGACCGTTTACCTATTACTCCCGACATGTATGATGCCTTTGTAAAAAGGCTTTCTACACAAATAGGGATTGAGCGCATATTTGCTGGGTTTGATACTTCGTCATACAAAGCGAGTCAGTATTTTGAAATAGGCGAGGATTGGGTCAAGACGGGTGATCTGTTACCTAAAGCTGTTTACCGCACAGCACTGATGAAAGCCGCTGGGGACAAACCGCCTCAGTCTTCGGATACATCTATTCCCATTGATGTTGTCGAGAAGCAGGTTCACAAAGAGTTCCCAAACAGATGGGAAGGCGATTTTACAATTGGCGCGAGAGGCCCACTATTTTGGATAGACGATGGCATCGAACGAGAGGGTTGTCAGGTAGTCGATGAGGGGATGATCTGCTATTCTGATAGAGCCGGAAAGGGGTTTGTTTCTTGGAAAGAGATATTTGGAACAAAATTTGTAGAGGACTATGAGACTCAAAAGATGGGCAGCTTGTTGGATCAATACTGGTTCAATGGGAAGATGCATTATAAACTTCTGCACGGATCAGCACAGCAGATACCCAAGGATCAACTTTGTCTTGAGCTTCGTAAGGCTGGTTTCTCTCCTAAACCAAAAAGAGGTCAACCACTCTCAGAAATGGAAACCGCTCTGCTGGCTATAGCCAACGAGAACAGGATTGATGAGGTCGCTCCTGTTGTGTTCAGTAATGATAGAGTTGTAGAATACAACAGTCACCGGATTCTTAACAACGCTAATATCAATCCTGTTGAGCCAGCGGAAGATGGTGACCCCTCCAAATGGCCTTTCCTTCATGGTTGGCTATCCCAATTGTTTGCTGACGACAAGATAGATACTGTTATCTATTTCTACGCATGGATGAAAAGGTTTTATGAAGCCGTCCTTAAGAGGGAGCCTGCCCAAGGACATGCTCTCCTTTTAGTGGGGGCGACCAACAAAGGGAAGAGCCTGTTATCAAACAGGGTAATCAGCGCACTGGTCGGTGGGTTTGCTGATGCGTCAGACTACCTTAGTGGGCAGACAAACTTCAATAAAGACTTAGCCAGGGTAGCCGCTTGGGTCATTGACGACACCACTTCGGCGGCTTCCTTCCAAGACCAAAGGAGGGCGACTGAGTTAATTAAAAAGTGTGTAGCTAACCCTAGAATAGAATATCACGCGAAGTATGTGGACGCTGTTACGATCCCTTGGACGGGTCGAGTTGTCCTGTCCCTTAATATGGACGCAAACAGTCTTTCAGTTATTCCTGCCCTCGACTCAAGTAATAAGGACAAGTTGATGGCTCTGCGAGTCTCAAAGAAGGCATCTAGTAAGTTTCCTCCCAATGCCGTCCTTGAAGATACTATACGGGAAGAGCTTCCCCACTTTGCGCGATGGTTACTTGATTGGGAAGTCCCTAAAGAAGTCAAGGGAGACTCACGATTTGGGATAGCTTCCTATATCGACAGTAAAATTGAATCGGCAGCTTACGACAACTCAAGTCGCTCTACAGTAGCGGAATTGGTTGAGTTCTTTGTTAAACGCGCAAGAGACCATTATACAGAACCCGCATGGCGTGGAACCCTTACAGAATTCCAAGGATGTATCCACCTATTCAATAACGGCAGAAACATTGGTGTATCCGGTAATATGGAGTTTGTGAGGAGAGGCTTTTTGGTCTTGGAAGAAACAAGTAAAGGGAACAAGAAGACACGACCAATACGCTCAATAGGGTCGGGGCAAGGTAAAACGTGGGAAATTGACCTTGGTGAGAAATATGATATAGATAAAAGCAGTCCGATTATAGAAAAAGAAACGGCTGATACCCATGACTAAAGAAGAAATTGAGGAGTTCCTTGACGAAGCTGTCGGTAGAGACGCAAAAGAAATATGGTTACCTGACGGTTTTGAACGCGCATTTATAGGCGCGTCTATTGACCCCCCTAGAGCGATCTACAATATAGACACCTGCATTAAAATACTAGTCAGACAGGGCATGAGTCCAGACGCAGCAGAAGAACATTTCTGGATAAACGTAGCTGGGACATATTTAGGGGATGGTTCTCCGCTTTTTATATACGCGCTTACTTAAATTGTGCAGGCGGGTTTAACTCGTCTATGCTTAAATGGTAACCGTTGGATTTAAATACAAACCCAGATTCTTCTACATCGCCTACTTTACGGTATTGTGCTTCATCGATTAGGGTATATGATGGCAACCAACCGACTAGAAATACATAGGCTAAGTCGCGTCTTACACGGGTGAAGAAGTAAACATCGTTTTTAGGGACATCTATTTTCTTTGTGTTTACAAAAGCACTGAATTCCGGTTTGGGTCTTCCGCTGCAAACCTTAGATTTTACTTCCACTTTTTGCTTCTTGTAAACTAAGTCATGCGTATATACTTCATTGCCGACATACCGACTACGGGGCAAATATGCGTTCACGGCAATTTCTCCCAAGCACCCAGTTAGGTTGCCCATACCCTTCATATAGGAGCCAGGGAGGATGCCCATAGCACACGAACGCTCATGGGCTAATGCTATATCTTGGCTAGAGGGTGTGAAGATGACAATATCCTTGTCGTGTTTAAACCGCTTTCCTCCTCTGCGTGGGCGGCTCATACAACATTAACCTCCTAGCCTGTCGGCAACTCGCTTTATGAAAGGTATTCTTTTCTTTGCCTTACGGACAGGAGCTTTTGCGGGGTCTGGTGCGGGTGCTGTTCTTGTTACTTTGCGGACGCGACTTAAATTTGATGACTCTTCCTTGGTTATTGGAAATTGAGCTAACTCTCTATTAAATCTGTTGCGTAGCCCTGGCCAGTTTGTGGGGGAACTTACAAAGTTCTTTTCAACATTTGCCAGTTTAGATTTTATAACGGCTCGCATAAAATCATCTTCAGTAAACGGTTGATTATTTTTAAGTGCTTTATCCCGTTCAGCGGCTGCTCGTCTGACATGACCTGCATGAAGACCGCCAAGTTGGTTTATCCCGCCCTCTAATATGTTTCGGGACTTATCGCTAAAACTATCTATATCTTGGCCGGTATCTTTTTTGAAGCCCGTAAAGTATTTGTTAAGCCCTATATTTTTCTTATCTCCTTTATAGATGTAACTCTGCTGGGCTTCCCCAAAGCCTTTATTATCAAAACGCCCAACTGATTGCCAAGCAGCGTCAAACTCAGGACTTGCTGCTTTATAGAACTGTCCTTTACTATCTTTAAAATATTTCTGATACTGAGATGGGAGTCCTTTTTCAACAAACAGTTGAACTTTGGATTTTTCTCCTGCCTCAAATGGGTTACTGGGCATTTGAAATGTGCCGTAGGATTTACCTCCTTTATCTCCCTTACCGGAACTTATTGCCCCTACCCCATAGGGGTCTTCTTTTGTCATAAAAATCCCAACTTCAGATCGGGCAAGCTCCTTGTTTCGTGGTGTAAAAAATTGTCTAGCGGCCATAATTAAATGTTACTTTTTGCGTTCGATTCTCTTTAAAATTGTTTCCCAGGCTGGGAAGAATATCTCTTCCATGCAGCGAACCACTGATTCCTGCTCATAGCGTTCTGCCCAAGCTAGACCAGAAATAAACAAGCTGGCTTCCATCATCTCATGGCGCAGGGTGTCTAAGGCATCTTCGTCAGTCAGCCCAGCGTTTATTTGGATCAGCTTGTCGTCGTGGTAGTATTCCCCAAAGGTGTCGCTATCCGCTCCCTTAAACTCCTCAACAATCAACTTAATACGCTTTCCAGCGATTGTGACTGTTTTTGGTAGTTTCATAAGTTATCACCATCTGCTGGCTAATTCACTGTATAGAACTATACCACCTGCAATGGCTGTAGCCAAGCCATCCTTATGCGCGGTAGCTAAATGCCAATCGTCCTTGTTAGTGCCAAAGAACGGTTCTGCAATAACCGCTGGGCAGTGGGTTAAACGTAGAAAACTAGCTCCGCGAGACCCTTTTCCACGCGCTTTAATTCCTCTGCTCGTAAACTGTGGAAAGGAATCTTCCGTAGAATCCCTTAAAGAACGCGCTAAAAGCCTTCCTTTTTCACTACTGTTCCAATACAGCCACTCATGTCCGGTGGCGGATGGGGAAGCGGCATTGAAGTGAAGCTCGATGGCGAATTCTGCGCCGTCTTTCTTGAGCTTCCTGGCGAGCCAGCGCATGGCACTGGTGTAACCGTTGCCCTCATATGCATTATAAATGCGAATGTCCTCACGGGTCTTTATGGATATCTGCTGTGCCAAGTCACAGTTATAGTCATACTCTGTTGTTCCATCAACAGAGGCGGCTCCACTATCTCCTTGGCGGCTGTGTCCTATGCAGAGGGCTATCATGTCGGGCCAAATCCAAATATTATTGATGTTAACGGGACTATAAAAAGAGATACTATTGCCAAGATAATTATTAGTAGAATAATTAGGGTGTTAATAACACGGAGGATCATTTGCCTCCCCCTATGATAATCGCTCTTCGATAAGAGTGATCGGAATGAAACTTTTGACCTCTACCCATTAGTGTTCCCTCAACGAAAGGATACTTAAATCCTTCGATGAGGGTCACCGTTGGGGGATCATACATCGCGCTCTCGTTCAACGCGCTGCGCGAGCCTTTCAAGCCGCAACTTTGCAGCAGGGCTACCATCGGCAGCAAGGCGATCAATTTCATCTTCCAGGTCATAGACGTAGGTTCTTTTACGCCAGTTGGCATACGCAATGTAAGCCTCCAGTGCGGTTGTTAACAACCGGAAGAACTTCACTTCTTCTTATTCAGCACCGACCAGACGAGTCCGACAAGAGTCACGATGGCGGATACGCCAGTGGTGATTTGATCATCGGATGCGATTCCGGCCTGAGTCATGAAGCCTCCCCCGAAGGTAAGGATGTGTCTTACGATTCCTAGTATAGCGTCTTTGCTCATTTTTTATTCTTGTTCTTCAATAAATGATACAGCGAAACAACGGCCACTGCAATGCCTAAAAGCCCACCTAATACTTGAATCGCCCACTCCATATGTTCTTGATAAGGTGAGAGAACCGCCACAACTGAGCCAGCGATGCCTGTCGTTCCTTTGGTTATGATTTCTCCGGTGTTCACGGCAACGGTTTGGGTGTTAAATTTTTAATGACATACTGGGGTTCCGTGTATGGCAACTCCAATTCTTCGCGTTCAGGACTAACAAAAACTTTTTCCATTAGCTCATCTTCTGTGTCGGCTGTGAACACATAAGTGTGGTTAGTAGAATGATGGCTATCCGGTGTAAGTTGCACAACCCCTGAAAATATTACGCCATCGTTTGTAGATATTACCCACTCAGAACTATTTGTTATGTTTGTCATGCTGTCCCTCCATCGGTTATACTCCAGCTATGGGAGGACACTAAATCCGCTCTAGCTGATGCCGCTGAACCTCCCCCCGTATACTTAGTCTGATCTCCAAAGTTTATAGTCACGCCATCAGTCACGTTTTGGGCGTTCCAAGCTGTTAGGAGTGCGTCATAATTAGCCGTAGAATAATTATCGCAGTCGTTCATAAAGTCGGTTGCTTCAGTTAAAAGAGAAACATCCCAACCGCTAATATTTTGATTAAACGCAGTGCAACCCGCAAACATTTTCGTAGCAAAAGCCATATTGGAAGTATTTAAATTTGATATCTGCGAGTTGTTATAACTTACTTGATTTTGCAGGAAAAAACCGAAGTCTGTATTCCTGTTGCAATGCGCCATAAAAGCATCGGGAAAGGACTTCGTAAAACTACCCGTAGAGGATGTCCCTAGAAATGCATAAAGACCCGCGAGCTGCGCTCCTGCGAGGGATTCAGTAGAAAACTCTGGGCAAAAATCCATATTAAAGTCGTCGCAATTATAAAACATCAACGCAAAATTAGTTACCGCAGAAGTGTCTATATTTACAAACCCATTACTACCTAAACTTGAGCAACCTGAAAAACTATAATTTAGATTTGTGCAGTTCCCCAAATTAAGGCGGTCTGTAGCTGACCATACCATACTAGGGCATGGGTAAAAATGCTTTATAGAGGAAGACCCTCCCCCTAATTCAAGTGGCCCCCACTCATAAACCTCCGCAAGTTGAGCAAAAGAACCTTTTATAGTTGAATTATTATCTATACCCCACCCTTCTAGTTTGCCTGTGATAGTTACATAATAAGTTCCTGCGGAGGAATAAATGTGTCTCCATCCAGTGCCGGGGAAAAAGCCACCGAAGACGGAATAGTTAGTTAAAAAAGGGCCACTGCCATTTGTATTGGACGCATTCGTTATACGCTCAGTGGTTCCATCACCCCAGTCTACAGTAAAATCATGTGTCCCATCGTATCTTAACGGAAGGTAGATCGTTTTGGCAAAACCGTCAGTTACCGTCCACCTTGTGCGGAAACGACCTTGAGGCTTAACGACAGCCCTCGTTGATAATCCTGCTCCAAGAGCCATGGTTCTTTAGGCGGCTTTGTAAGCTAGAACTTTACCGGAGCTTAACGTAAAAGCAGATATCTGCCCATATATAGTCACCCCAGCGGGTATAGTTACGCTAGTCATAGCATCCCCAGTTAATTCAGGCCAAGTAAGTGCAGAAAAAACAGCCGCCTCTACAACGAGGATAGCACAAAAGTCACCTGCTACAGCAGTTGTGCCGGATTCAAATACTGCTCCAGCCTGACCGAAGGATTGTTTTTCAATGTTGTTTGTAGCCATAGCTAATTATATTGTTTGTTTGAAATTAATACATGCCTCTCATACCGCTGCCCACTCCTTCGGGTGCGATAGTGACTTTTGGTCTTGCTCCACCTCTATAGGAGTCAATGTCAGCTTCAAGGAGCTTTTGGCAAGTCTGCCAATGATACTCAGCCCTTTGGATGTCGGCGTTGTCTTCCGCCAGCTTGCCCAGAAGGCCGTGTTTTATGACGGTAGCTTCGTTGGGTATATATACCAAATCGTTGTCATCCGTTGATACGGGGACATACTTCCGCCTCAATAAGAGCGTAGCTTTTGTATCCGTATCTACCGGCGATATCCTGTATCTCCTGCGTCCCCCAGCCCCAGAGTAGCCGTCATCAAACACCCCCGCCATTAATGATGTAACATCCGAAGCGGCTGTCGTGCTTGGTTCCCCAAACATCCGGTAATCGTGCCATATAGAGTATAGCACTGTTGGGCTGTCGTCCAGGATAGCTGCCAGGACACTGTCATACCCGACTCCTGTTGAGGTAACATCCGCTAAGAGGGTGTAATACCCGCTACTGACATCCTCCTCCTTAAGCGTGGTCATCATATCCCGCCAAAAGCCCATCTGATATATACGGGGCATAATTTCGTCCAAGGCGTTGCGGAAATCGGCATCGGTGGCAGCACCTGCGTCCAAATACCCACGGTATTTGGTTCTTAAATTAGCTACGCTTGAAGTTGGCATGACTTACCAATATAGGTGTTTTAAAAGCTATTTCAAGGGATCAACCAGACCCTGATTAGCTACAATTGCGTTGAAGGCTGCTACTGCGTCTTCTCCTTGGTAAGTAGCGTAACTAACAGCAGGCGACCTTGCACCGTCTCCCTCATATGAAACACTTGGTTTGCCTACTTCCACAGGGTCATTTGGTGATATTAAGGTATAAGCGTCCCACATTCTAGTCGCCTGAGACTCCTCCTGCATAATATCACTCTTCCCCGCTGCCTGCCCCACAATCCACGATTCGGGGCAGTATGCGCTCCACAGGCCGTCCTTATGAGCGATCTCTACCTGATGGTCAATATGGTGGTCAAACGCGTCTATGAAGTCAGGAGCCTCATTTATGTAGGTGTAAAATTTCTTGAATGCTTTTTTCCGTAGGGCGTAAGCGTGAAGCCTACTTGTAGAGGAAACCTTCAGCACACCCTCGTTGGTAGTCGCTTTAGGGTTTGATGTATGCTGACCTCCTAAATACAACTGATCCCAATCGTCTGGGACGTTCTGCATGAACTTGTTTATCCTTTCAAGAGCGTCCTCAGAGAAACAGGCATCATCTTCAAGGATCAGGATGCTGTCGATGGAGTCATTGTCCTCGTTAAGGACATCCTCCACAAGCCTCCGGTGGGATTGGAAACACCCCCAAGCACCTACACTTGCTCCCCAATACTTCGGAGGAGGAGATAGTTCACCCCTTACACCAGCGAAAACATGCATCCTAGAACAGTCGGCAACTCCAGTAGCCTTGATGTTATCTTCAAGGGCTTGGAGCCTGTCAGTCCTATGAGGACAATTGATCACATAAACGCGATCAAACAATTCGGTTAACTTAGTCAAGACCATAGAATGGGTCAGCTTTGTAGTTTAATCCACTTTTTTGCAGCTTCAGTTTGTTTTGAAGAGAAGGCTTATTCGGGTCTACCCCGAATCTTTGTAGTTGTTGAATAATAGGTGATGGGCCACCAATTTTATTGGCTGGGGCATCTGTTATAGGCTT